GGCGGCGGCATCCCGCCCATCATCGGCGGGGGCGGCCCCTGCGGCGGCCCCGGTGGCCCTTGGGGCGGCGGCGGCCCCGGGGGTGGGGCACCCGGCCCTCCCGGCGGCGGCGGCGCGCCAGCGCCCACTGGAGCGCCTGCAGGGGCACCCGGCTGCGGCGGGGGCGGCGGCGGCATCATCGCCTGCTGCGCCAGCTGGACCTGCCACTGCCGCAGCGCCCGCATCAGCTGCCCCTTATTCGGCGAGTCGTAGAGCGACAGCGCCTGCTCAAACAGCGGCACGATCACGTCCGGCGACGAGAAGACCTGCTGCAGCGACGGGTTCATCTGCGCGAACCCGCCCATGACCTGCATGAACCCGTTGTAGTTGCTCCGCTGCTTGCTCTTGTCCGCGCTCTCGACGCTGCCGTGCGGCTTCCCGTGGAACGTCCCGGCCAGCGCCTGCCCGTCGATCCCGCCGTCCTTCAGGTCGATCTGCCGGAACTGCAGCTGCTGCATGAACCGCTCGCTCGGCTCCAGCGGCGCTTCGTCGGCCGCGCGCCGCCACAGTTCGTGCCGGATCTTGAACAGATCCTCCATCGTCTCCTGAATGTTGCGGACCTGCTCCTCGATGCGGACGAAGCTCTGCTCGGTCACCATCTGCACTTCGCCGAGCGTGCGGCTCTCCTGCGGCGCGCTGCCGAGCGTCACGTCGTTCAACCCGCTCAGGCGTTCGGCGGCGTCGATGACGGCCTGCTCGCGCCCGGCCATCGACCCGGGCACGTCGGGCAGCGCCACCGGCTGCACGTCGTTCATGTCCTGCACGGTGATGACCGCGCCGACGCCCCACGGCTCCTCGTCCATGTCCCAGCCGCTGTTCCGCAGGCGCTTGATCGGCGCGTTGTTGACGAGGTTGCTGCGGTCGGCGATCGCGTTGCGCGTCCCCATGTGCTCTTCGCCGATCGACGCGAGCTTATCGACGTGGCTGTCGCCGTAGACGTTCAGCGGGTTCGGGGCGGGCCGGAACAGCAGGTAGCGCGGCAAGCCGAGGTCGTCCAGCTGCACGCGCAGGATCTGCCGGTGGATGCTCGACAGCGTGATGATGTACCACTCCTCGCTGCCGTCGTTGTCAAGGTCGAGCAGGACGTGCAGTTCCCAGAGTTCCTTCTCGATCGTCGTCGGCGTGCTCTGCGCGGCCACGTCGATGCCCGCGGCCTGCACGCTCTGCGGCAACTCGGTGCGTGTCCGGTCGCTCGTCGCGGCCAGCGCCTCCACCGCGTCCTTGTCGTAGAGGCCGCTGGTCGCGCGGCTCTGCAGTTCCTTCAGCCGCCGCCAGAACCGCTTCGCGTAGCACCAGACCTCGGAGTCGTCCTGCGCGTGCGCCGGGAGGATCAGGAAGTCGCGCAGCGACACGTTGCGGTAGCTCGGGCCGCGCCGCACCGGCACGAACTCATCGACCGGCGTCGTGATCGCCCCGGTCGTCTCCGGGTCGTCGGCCTCCATGTATGCGCCCTGATCATCGAGCGCCGGGGCCACGACGCCCCGGTCGTCGGCGACCACCATGTCCGGGTCGCCCGGCTGCTCGCCGGGATGTAGTTCGGGTTGCAGCTGGCGCACTTTGCGCTGCTTGATCATGTCGGCGCGCTCACTGCACTCCAGCACGCCCGTGCCCTCGATGAGCGCCAGCTGCAGCGTGCGCTGCAGCCACCCCTGCAGCCGCTCCTCTTCCTGCTTCCACTGGTGGAACTCTTCGACCAGCGACGCGCGCGGGGCCGCGCTGCCCCACCCGTCCACGACCCACACCGGCTCCACGAAGATCGTCTTGCAGAACCGCGCCCGCATCGCGTCGATCTTCTCGGCGATGATCCACGTCGAGAGGTCGGCCGCGCCGGGGAAGGGCAGGTCTTTGACGTTGCGCTTCCCCTGCTTGTAGAGCCAGTGCCAGTAGTCGAGGTCGCCGCCCGGCTGGATGATCGGCCCGCGCGCCGCCAGCGCCCGGTCGATCTCCTCCGACAGCATCGCGACCAGATCGCTCTTCTGCGTCGCGGTCAGCGTGACATCGAAGGGCGACGCGCCGAGCTTCGGGGGCTTCAGCTTGCGCCGGGTCGGCCGCGGGTAGACCGTGGACGGGGGCGGCACCGGTTACTTCTTCGGCGGCTTCGGGGGCTTGGGACGCCGCGTGGGCTTGCGCGGCTCACTGAGCGCGGGGAAGGTGCCGGTGGTTTGCATGACGGTCCTCGCAGCGCCAGCAGGCGCGTATCAGCGTCCAGAGCAGGCCGGGCACGGGGTGCACCGGGTAACACCGGCCGCAGACCCGACATTGCACCCATGTCTCGTTGTCGTCAATGGGCGCGGTGATCTTGTCTACCGGTGGCGGTGCCATCGGAGCGCCCCAACCAGCCCCGACCCGAGCAGCAGCAGCGAGGTTGGCTCCGGCACCGGAGACGGCGGCGGCGGGGGCGGCGGAGGCGGCGGCGGCGGGGGCGGCGGATTCGCGCCGAACCCCGAGGCAAAGCCCGTCGCCAGCGCCCCGGCCGACTGCAGACAGCCCGCGCTCCCGGTGTCCACACACGCGAAGCCGTGGATGGCGGCCTCGTTCCCCAGCGCGTTGTTCGTCAGCACGGCCGCGGCGCTCGCCCACGTCCCGCTGGTGTTCGTCAGCGTGAACCCGATCTCCGACCACGAATGGCTGTAGCCATCAAAGCTCGACACGATCAGGTTGAACACCCCGAACCCGTCCATGGTGCCGCCGCCCGTGTCGAAGCTCAGGTCGCCGGAATTGGTCGAGAACCCGGTGCCGTCGATGCCCCCCGTGAACCCGGCCTCGGTGAACGACGCGGCGTTGACGTTCACGCCCGCCCCATTGTTCCCGCCCATCAGGAACTCGATCCCGCCCGTGGTCAGGCTGTCGAACGTGATCGAGGCCGTGGTCGGACTCGTCCGGTTGACGGTCACATCGGCGTAGGGGCCGGAGAACAGCCCCAGCCCGCCACCGTTGCCGGTGGTCAGCGCAAAGGTCAGCGTGTCCGCGCGGGACGGGGTCGGCGTCGCAAGGCCGATCACGACGAGGGCGAGAAGGCACGCAAGCAGTCGTCGCATAGGGCACCTACTGGGGAGACGAGGATGGATGAACCGACCCGACCGCACTACCCTGCTGCGCCGCGGCCGAGACACGACGGGCGGTGACCGTCGCCAGCACCAGCGGCACCAGCGCAACCACCGCCCGGCGCGTCGGGCACTTACACACCGGCAGATACTGCCCGCACGTCGGACAGCGCAACATCACTACGCCGCGCGCCGCACCCTGCGCCGCACCGCGCCTGCCACGCCGACCAGCCCGCTGCCGAGCAGCATCAGGCTCGCCGGTTCCGGCACCGCCGCCGGGAACGCCGCATCCGCCGTCCCCGTGAACGAGGCCGTGAACGACCCGATGGTCGTGTGCGGAACACCACCAACCAGATAGGTGTCCGTGTGGAACGGCGGCGTTACGTTACTCAGCGACAGTGAGAAGCTCTCCGGGTTGGTCAGCGCCGCCAGATCGCTTGTGAGAACGAGCGGTCCAAGCAGCCCGTTGTTGCTCGTCAGGACCGAGTTGGTCCCGCCGATGGTCCCCAGCTGCAGCGAGCCACCGAACGTCCCATCGAGATAGTCGAAGGTATCCGCGGCGTTGTGCAGCGAGAACGTCCCCGCGAACGGCTGCGCGATCAGTGGGCCAAACGCCTGCGCATCGCCCGTGCTCGTCGCGTTGAGCGTCAGCACCGCGTTGGCGTCGAGCGCCCCCATGAAGATCTGGGTGATGTTGACGCCCGTGTTGATGCTGATGGCGGTCGTCCCGTTGCCGAGGTCGGTCGCCACGAACTGGTTCGTGGTGGTGTTCCCGAACGAGGTGATCGTAGACGCTCGCGCCACCACGGGGAGCAGCAGCAGAGCCAGAACCACCAACGCGAGCGCAGCACGACGCATAAGCGACCTCCTATTGGTCATCGAGACGTTCCACTTCGACGTACACCCACGCGCCGTCGGCGTAGATGAGGACATCGTCGCCCGCCTCGTTCCGAAAGACGAGCGACCCGTTGTGGACGAGCACCTCAGCGGCCGTGACATCGCGTTCGTTGATGCCGACGACGACGCCTGCGGTGAGGACGACGTGGAACTTCCTCACAGAGGGTTCACTTCCGGGGCTTCCCCCGTCGGCGGCTCCGGCGTCGGCAGCGTGTGGTCGGGACGCCCGGGGTTCGGGTTCGGCAGCCACGACCAGCCCCACCCGTAGCCCGGGATGAAGCCCCACACCCACCCGCCGTCCGACGGGTCGAAGCTGGGCAGCTGCACCGGGTAGCCCGGCGTGGAGCCGCTCGACGGCGGCTGGCCCGGCGGGATCACGATCGGGTGCGCCGGGTGGCCCGGGGACGGCCAGATGCCCACGGGCGGGCCACCGGGGGCAATCGGATGCGCCGGGTGCCCGGGCGACGGCCAGATGCCGACCGGAGGCCCGCCGGGCGCGATCGGGTGCGCCGGGTAGGGCGGCAGCCCCTGATCGGGATACGGCGGCTGGCCCGGCAGCGAATTGTCGGGACGGTTCCCGCTGTCATCGAGGAACGTGATCAGCGCGAGACGTGAGGTCATCAGGAGTACTCCAGTCGCAACGAGGGTTAGCGTTTGCTGCGCGGCGGCGGTGGCGCGCCGCCACTCCGTCGGGCCGTGTTGAGCGCGATGGCGACCGCCTGCTTCTGCGGTTTCCCCGCGGCCATCTCGGTTTTGATGTTGGCGCTGACGGTTTTCGGTGAGGCTCCAGCCTTCAGGGGCATAACGGGTCGTGAGGATAGCACGACTCAGCGTCGCCGCCGCGTCACCCCGCCCCACCGGCTCCCGCTGCGCGCCCCCACCCGCAGGTCGGCCTCGTCGTAGTCGATCGTCGCCCGCTGCCGCATCCGCGCCTGCTCCTTGTCGTGATCCACTTTCGTCGGCTGCGCCGGGCCATACGCCAGCACGATGTACTCGATCGCGTTCATCGCGTGGTCGTAGTAGCCGTCCTTGCGCGCGCGCCGCGTGTTCGGGTTCCCCGTGTGCTGCAGCGCCCGCTCGTCCCACACATACCCCGCCTCCAGCGCGTCGATGAAGTGCGTGCTCCCGATCACGCCCTCCGGCGCGACCGTCAGCCACCGCGTCGGGTCCACGGTGAACGCTGGCCCCTGCTTGGTCAGCCGCTGCATGTAGCCCGCGAGGTGCTGGATGCACCGGTCGCGCGCGTCCGGGTGGTTCGCCCCCGCGATCGTCCCCAGCGCCACGCCATACTCGCGCAGCACGTCGGCGGCGCTCACGCGCGTGCCCTGCGAATTGTTCTGGTCCCCCGCCGGGTCGCCCGTGCTCCACACCTCGCACGGCAGCACCCGCAGCCCGTCCGCATCCGGCGCGCCCCCGAACCAGAGGTGCCGCTGCGCCACCGCCATCGGCGCGAAGTCCTCGATGAACTGGTCCGTCCCGAGGATCCCCCCCAGCACGCGCAGTTCGCCCCACGGCAAGACCTGCGCCCACACGACCGCCGGGTGCGAGTGCCCGAAGTCCCAGCCCTCCAGCAGCGGCACGTCCGGGTTCAGGCGCAGCGGCTGCACATGGATCCGCGCCTGAAACACGCCCGCGTAGACCGGCTTGCCCACGATCGGCAGCCCGCGCTTCCCCTCGATGAAGCGCCGCCGCAGCGCGTGCCCCTCGGGATACGCCTGCTCCAGCGTGTCGATGTAGCGGTCGCCCAGATTGTGCCGGTTGTCGTAGACGCTGGTCCGCAGGTAGAGGTAGCCGGGCTTGCCGTTGCGCTCGGGAAAGTCCTGCGCGATCCAGTGCGTCAGCCCCGGCGGGTTCGGCGTCAGCAGCACCTGATGCGGATACCCCGGCTGCGACAGCCGCGACGGGATGTAGTGCCGATACACGTCCTCCGGCACCTCCTCGGGCTGGTCAATCCCGAGCACCGCCAGCGTCAGCCCGGCCAGCTTGCCGTAGCGGCTCGTCTCTTCCGCCGCCTTCAGCGCCCGCAGGTAGACGCGCGAGCCTTTCCCGACGACCTCGTCATACTCCTCGTCGGCGTGCCACTGCAGCCGGATGCCGTGCAACGCGCACCAGTCGCGCCACCGCGGCTTCAACTGCGCGTCGAGCGCGTCCTGCGTCCACCGGCAGAGCGCGCACTGGATCCCGGGGTAGTCCATGCAGTAGGCCGCGATCTTCGCGACCAGCGGCGTCGTCTTGCCCGCCCGCACGGCCCCTTCCAGATCGACGTAGGGCCACGTCTCGGCCGACGCCAGCAGGAACGCGCTTTGAACGGGGTTCCAGTAGTCGCGCACCTCCGCGCGCCTCACGGCACCAGCCATTGCAGCCCCTGCTTCACCAGCCACGCCAGCCCGACACTCGCGCCGATGATGACGCCCGACGCCGTCAGCACACGCCGCCACGACGCGCGCCGCCGCCTCACGGCCATCGGTGCTCCAGCAGCCACGCGATGGCCCCGACGAACACCAGCACCAGCAGCACCCAGTAGACCGTCGTCACGTCAGGCGGCCCCCGAGCAGGTCGCGTATCTCCCGCACCAAGGCGCTGCTGTTCGCCGTCACCCCGTGGTCGCACAACTGCAGCATCGCGCAGTGCAGCAGCTGGGCATACCGCTCGTTGCGCCGCAGCACCGTCCGCGTGTTCTCCGACAGCGCAAACGCCAGCACCGCCTCCGCGGCCTGCTCCGGGTCGAGCGCGTAGTCGTGCTGCGTCACCAAGTCGCCCCGATACACCTCGCCGCGCACGCGCTCCACCAGCGTCCGCACCGCCAGCCGCGTCGGGTCGTGGTCCGCGCCCGTCAGGGCACTGTCGCTCATCGCTTGTCTCCAGTGAGGGGCACCGGCAACGTCCGCTGATTCGGCACCGCCAGTGGTTCAGCCTGCGTGACGAACGCGAACTCCTCGCTCGTCGCGAACACGTTCACGATCGTCGTCGGCGGGTGCTCACTCACCGACTGGTCGATCTGCGGCACCTTCCCGAAGCGCCGCTGCTCCAGTACCTCCAGCGCCGCCTGCCGGTCCCGCGGCCGCATCCGCATCGACCACCCGAAGAACTTCGCGATCTCCTCGGGCTTGCCCATCGCCAGCACCGCCAGCGCCTGCAGGATGCGCTCGCCATCCGGCAGCCCCGTGTGCTTGTCAATGAGTGCGGCGGTCGGGCTTGCCAGCAGCGCCTCCGTCGCGGCGACGACGGCGCGCCCGCGCGGCTTGCGGGGCTTCCGCGGTTTCCGGTGCGAGGGGTTCAGCCGCATCTTGCTCCGTCCCACGAACATCGCGCCCTCCCTTCGGCTTCGCGACCAGCGCCACGTAGAACGTCCGCTGCCGCAGCGCCTGCAGGATCTCCGTCAGCCCGCCCGTCGCCGTCGGGTCCAGCGTCAGCCGCAGGATCGCTTCCCCGTCGCCGTTGATCGCGAACGCGATGCCCGTGTCCGGCAGCGACGCCAGCGCGCAGAACACCAGCTGCCCCTCCGGCGTCAGCGGCAGCGCGGGCAGCGGCCCCCTCACGGCGCGCTCCACTGCCCGCTGATCTCGGCCGTCGGCGCGAACCCGTTTACGCTGCTCTCGCGGAACAGCTGCCCGTCCACGAAGATCTGCACCGTCACCGTCCCCACGAAGAACCCCACGTCCTTCGCCTGCAGCGCGAGGAACTGCGACGACCGCGTCGAACGGAACGACGCGAACCACGGCAGGTTCGTCCGCAAGGTCGTCGTCCCCTCCTGCGTCGAGGTCAGCGAGATCTCGATGACCCCCGGGTCCGTCCCCGTCACCCGGAACTCCACCTCATGGACGACCGGCGCAGGCGGCACCACCACCGTCGGCGCAGTGGGCGACCGGTCCTTCTCGTCGCTGCACCCGCAGAGCGTCGAACACCCCGACACCAGCAGCAACGGCAGCAGCAGCGGCACCACGCGCATGGCGGTCCTCAACGGCGCAGCGTCACGTCGATGAGCGCGAGCACCGTGTCACGCCCCTCCTGATCGACCAGCGCCTGCCGCGCCAGCGTCAGCGCCGACCGCAGCCGCTCGACCTCCGTCGCGCCCTCGCTGTCGAACGACGGCGGCGGCTCATTGTAGGCGCTGCTGCTGATCGTCACCAGCCCCTCGCCCGGCAGCAGCACCTGCAGCAGGTTCGGCAACCCGTGCGGGTCGTGCCTGACGTGCAGCGGCACCGTCGAGGCCAGCACCGTGTCCGCGAACGGCACCGCCAGCGCCTCGACGTGCGTGCTCTGCATCAGCACGATGAGCACCCGCCGCAGCAGCAGCAGCTGCTGGACGAGGTCCAGCGCCTGCGTCATCGCATCGTGCAGGTCGGCCGCATTGACCATGGCCCGCTCGCGAGGGCCAGCCAGCGCCGAGGCCAGCGCCAGCGCCTGCAGCCGGTCGCGCAAGGGTTCGCTCGCCGCGTCCGGCTCGGAGATCAGGTCGAAGGGTTCCGTCGAGTGCGTCATGGCGTGGCCGTGTCTCCTGCCGGGGGAATGAGGCGCGCCCGCAGCGGCGGGAGCAGCGTGAACCGCGCCAGCGGCACGTCGTAGCAGAGGTCACCCACGTCGTTCTCGTCGCGCGGGTTCCGCAGCGTCATCCGGCTCTGCGAGCACCACTCGACCTCGGAGCCGTGCGCGTAGCCGACCACGCCGTCGCTCCACGCCACGCCCAGCAGCCGCACCCAGTGCTTCGGGTGGTCGAACGGCGCAGCGGCGAGGCCAAGGTGCGCGACCTTGCCGACCTCGATGGGGCACGTCGGGTAGCGGTCGTGGGGCACGGTGCGGCGCTTCACCTCGATGACGCCGACGACGTGCTCGCGGTCGTCGCTCAGGAGGTAGGCGTCGAAGGGCGCGAAGCGCGGCATGTGCAGCACGCGGAAGCCGAACGCCTGCGCGACGCGCTCGACCAGCGCCTGCTGCTGCAGGCGGTCCATGGGTGTCTCCGGGCGCAGCACGCTCATACGACCTCGACCACGATGCGGACGCCCTCGGCGTCCTCCGCGGCGTTTGGGGGCAGCAGGGCGCGCTGGGCGTGAAGCACGGCGACCTGCTTATCGTCCCGATACGCGATGGCGGATAGGGCATCGAGCACCGCCCGGGCCAGCTTGTCGAGGTCCGGGGCGTCGCCCTGCCGCCGGGGCCGCACCGCGAAGTGGAGCGTGACCCGCACGTCCACCGGGGTCGGCTCGCCGCCGGGGCACCCAGCCCGGGCGGCCCAGCCGATCGCCTGCCGCCAGTGGCGAAGGTGGGCGTTGTCGTGGGTCATCCGGCCCTTGCCGAGCGACCGCATCGACCCCTGCCCGACCGGGCGTCCCGTCACGAAACACGCCAGAATCAGCGTGTTTTCGGGATAGGGCAGATGACCCTTACCCGTAAGGCGTTTATCGGCAGTCACTTCCAGCACCTAACATCTTTCGTGCCATGCGTGTCTCAGAATGGCACATGTCAAAACATTGTCGTCGGCTGTAAGTTGTTGATAATCCCACAATTGAACATGCCTCTAGAACCGCTCAGGTTGCCCGTGGTTGAACGCTAGGTTGCCCCCCGCACCTTCCCCCTTGCCGGGGATCCGATCGTTGAATGGCGGGGGCGCTTCGCTTTTTCGGCGAAAGGGGGGTGTCGGAAAACCGACATGGCCCCCCACCCCTACCCCTCCCCCGGTTCACTGCGGACTGAAGTAGGCGGCGACGGGCTGCTCGTCGTCGTCCAGTTCCAGTAGCACCGCGCCTTGGTCGTAGAAGACGTGGTGGAGGGTTGTCCACTGGCCGACCGAGAGCGTGACGGCGATGCACGGCCGCCCTGACGGGAGCTTGCAGGCGGCCAGCCACGCGAGGGCGGTGTCGAGCGGCAGGGGGCGCAGGACGGGTCGGGTCATGGGTTCTCCAGTGGACGGCGGCGTTGACGAGGGGGGTGTCCCGGGCGGCGGGGTCATTCCTTCCAGCCTTTGGGGTTGAAGAGCGGCGTAGCCGCAGAGGAACGAAGTTCCTCTGTACGTACTGAAGTACGTACGTACGTACTACCACCAGCAATTTCATCAGGTTCTTGCAGGTTCCCAGATTCCTCTCTTGGTCCTCTTGTTCCGGCCGGAACCTCTGGGAACAAGTGGGAACCTTCAGGAACCAGTTCAGGTACGGTGTAGGTGTAGGGGTGGTGTCGGCCGCCGGAGCCGAGGCGCACGACCCAGCCCATGCCGAGCAGCTTGCGCAGGACGCGGACCTTGTCCTGCTTGCGCCCCTCGACCTGACTGTGGAGGGTCGCCTCGCCGAGCGGCGCGCCCGCGTCGCGCAGGGCGTCGCGCAGGCGGTCGCCGAGGGCGTGGTCGTCGCGCTGCTGCTTGGTGCCGAGCGTCTCAAACCACCCGGTCGTCTTGTTCAGTTCGATGATGGTGGCCGGGAGGTCGTCCCCGATCCGCTGCGTCGAGGTGAGCACCCGCTGGGTGTCCTGCCGTTTCATCAGGAACACGTTGTCCACCGAGCCGGGGATCGCGGTCGATCCCATCACGGCGTGCAGCCCCTCGCGCTCCTCGTGGGTGCTGGCGTGGAAGTTCAGCACCAGCGTGACCCCACTGTCGCGCGCGACGGCGAGGATGGGCGCGAAGGCGGCGGTGACCTGCGCGTAGTCGTTGAAGTCTTTCGCGCGCAGGATGTGGCCGAGGTGGTCGATCACCACCATGAGCGGGCGGTCGGCCTCGGGCAGGGCCAGCAGTTGCGCGCGGAGGTCGCGCAGGAAGTGCTCCGGCACGGTCTGCGTGAAGAACTGCACCGGGTCGGCGTGCGACGCCCCCATCTGCCGGAGATGCTGCTTCACCTCCCGGGCTTGATCCTCAAACGTGAAGACCCAGACCCGGCCCTGCGTCGTGCGCCACCCCAGCCACGGGATGCCGCGCCCGACCGCCAGCGCGAGCGTGCGCGTCAGCGTGCCTTTGCCGGTCTTCGGCGGCGCGCAGACGAGGCAGACGCTGCCCGTCGGGATGCGCCCCTCGACCACGTAGGCGATCGCCTCGTCCGGCGTGTCGAGCAGGTCACCGACGCTGGTCAGGACCAGTGGGGGCGGCTGCGTCACGGGCCGGTGGGGGTCATGCAGTGGTGCCTCGCGCACGACCTGCAGGAGCGCGGCCTTCGTGTGCGTCGCGAAGTAGTCGCGCAGGTCGCCCGTGGGCACCAGCTTGACGGCCAGCCCGGCGCGCGCGCAGGCGTCGGCGATCTGCCGCCCCTGCGTCGCCCCGGCCGGACTGCGCTCCGGCAGCACGACGAGGGTCCGCACCCCGGCGGTCTGCAACTGCGTGACGTAGTCCGGCCGCCAGCGCCCCAGCGCCACGAAGGTCGCGGGCATCTGGCGCGCCCAGAGCGCCTCGGCCCCCACCTCGCGCTGAACGAGGTAGACGGTTTTCTCGTCGGTGAGGTCGGCGAGGCGGAACAGCGGCGGCGCGGGCGTCACCAGCCCTGCCCCGCGCGCAGTGCCCGGTGGTCGTCCAGCAGGCGCTCGTAGCGGCCCTGCAGGGTCGCCAGCGCCGTCCGGGCCTCATGGAGGCGGTCCAGCGCGGCGTAGAGGGTCGTGCGGTAAAGGGCGACCTCCCGTCGGAGGTCATACTCGGCGAGGGCGAAGTGCTCGCGCGCGAGCGCCTCAGCCGTGGGGGTCGATGTCGTGTAGACTGACGCGGTCACTTGAGCCTCCCAAGCAGGTTCCTGCGACGGTTACCGGCGCGCTTGGGGTTCCCAGCCCCCAGCGCGCCGTCATTCTCTGCGGTCGGCCCGGCCGACACCAGCCACAGAATCTAGCGGCGTCGGGTCGAGCGGACCACTGCCGGTGCCGCCACGCGCCGCACCCCGGGCACCGCGAACCCCTCGCCCATCTGGTCAGCCAGCAGCTGCAGCCCCTTCTCGTTGGCGAGCACCAGCAGGTTCCGCAGGGCGACGGGCACCTCGGGACCGCTCGCGTAGGCCAGCAGCGCGGCGAAGTCGAACACCTCGGGCACGTAGCGCACGCTGACCGCCACGCCCGGCGTGGGCGTGCTCACCGGCACCACCACCGGGGCCATGAACTCCTCGACCGGCGCGGCCTCGATGTCGCGCGCGAGCGCCTCCTGCCCCTTCGCGCGCTGCGCCGCGGCGTCGGCCGCCCGGTCGGCCTCGGCCTGCGCCCGGGCCGCGGCTTCGGCGTCGCGCCGGGCCTGCTCCTCGGCCTGCTTCCGGGTCCACTCGTAGCCCCCGATCGCCCGGTTCAGCGCGTCGAGCGCCACGGTCGCGGGCAGTAGGCGCTGCCGCAGTTCCTCGCAGAGCGCCTTGTGCGCGGCGTGCGCCCGGGCGACGTGCGGCTTGTAGCCCGCCTCGATCTCCGCGATCAGCGCCTTCACGCCCTCGCGATACTCCACGGCGAGCGCGGCCGTCTCCGGCCCGTCCACCACCCACGTAGCGACCTCGGCGAGGTCGATCGCCGTCGCGGGTTCAAAGCGCACCAACTCAGTCGGCATCGGGAATCTCCAGTTGCAGTTGCAGCTGCGCCACCGTGACGCAGGCATGGAAGTGGCGCAGGTCGCCGCGCGTCTCGCGGCAGAGCGTGAGCTTCGGTGCCCCGCTCGGCAGCAGTTCGATGATGGCGCGGGCGTGCGGCTCGGGCTGCGGCGCGGCGTAGGCCGCCAGCTGCAGCGGCGTCCACGGGGCCGCCCGCCCGCTCTTGAAGTCGATCACGACCGGCAGATCCTGCCCGCGCAGGCGGCACCGCAGGTCGAGCCACCCGGCGTAGGTCGTCCCGTCCACCAGTTCCTCGGCCCCGAGCACCTCGATGCCGAAGGTGGTGAGCGCCGTGCGCCCCGCCTCGTAGTAGCGCAGGTCGCTGCCCCGCAGCCCCGCCTGCGCCGCCGCGTCCCCCTCGCGGGTCAGCACGGCCAGCGCCTGATGCACCCGCGTGCCCCGGGCGCGGGCCTCGGCCGTCCACCACGGCGAGGTGAACCGGCACCGCTGCAGGATCTGGGTGACGGACAGCACGCGCTGCCCGTCCCGCCAGAACGTGTGCGTGTCGTGGTCGAACCGCAGGGGCGGCATCAGACGAACGCCCTCGGAGGCGTCGGGATGGTCACCCCCGGCGTCGTCGGCCGCCAGAGGTGCAGGACATGCGGGTGGCAGTCCACGTAGTCGGCCCGGCGCGGGTGCAACTGCATCACGACATCGTCGTCGTCCCAGCACACCCCCTTCAGAAAGACCATCTCGCGCCACGTCGGGATGCGCGACTTGGACGGGTCGCCCGTCCGCTGCGCCCGGGCGCTGACGTGGTCCCACCCCTCGCCGTCTGAGGCGAGGAAGACCAGTTCCCACCCCGCCTCGACGCTCGGCACGACGAACGCGCCGTTGTGGCCGTCGCGGCGGTCGCTGGCGACCGGCCCCTCCGTGATGCGTGCCCCCTCGGGCACATGGAAGGCCATCACCAGTTCTGGTAGAGCAGCACGGGGATCCCGCGCATCTCGTCGTAGCCCTCGCGCAGCAGGGCGTGCTTCGGCGCGCACCAGAGGTAGTCGCTGCGCGTCTCGACCCGCCACCCGGCCGCCTCGGCCATCGCCAGCACCTCAGGCCACGCCAGCTGCGCCGTTTCGAGCAGCGTCGCCTGCGGCACCTCGACCAGCGGCACGGCCTTGAAGTCCTTGGGGGGCTTGTGCTCGCGCGACGTGCGGGCGCTCATTCGCTCGTCCCCTTCGGGCGCAGGGCGCGCCGGGCGGCACTGACCAGCCCGCCCTTCCGCCCGGCCTCCCGCGCCGCCGCGCTGTCCCATTCATGCGCGGTCCCGCGGCGGTGCGCCGCCAGCCCGCCCCGGCTCGCCAACACGCGCTGGCGCTCCGGGGTCATCGTCGCAAAGCCCTGCCGCCGTTTCGGGCGTGCCTCCTCCATCACAGACCTCCGAGATCGTCACTGGCGTTGGCATCCGCCTCGCGCGTGTAGACCAGCCCGCCGTCGGCGTCGATGCTGACGCCGTGGTCGCCGGGGTTCTCCATCGCCGACAGCACCTTGCCCAGCTGCGCGCCGGGCGCGATCTGGCTGGTCGAGGCGTAGCCGAAGAGCGCGAAGATCAGCTGCTTGACCTGCGCCTCGGTGTAGCCGTTGGTCTTCGCCACCTTGAACAGCAGGCCGCGGTCCTTCGCCGTGATGCCCGCGACGGGGTCTTTGATGACCCGCTGCTCGTCGGGCGTCGGCCCGGTGGCGTTCACCGGCTTGCTGACCGGCTTGGCCGTGGGCGGCTCCTTCTTCGGCGCGGGGGCCGGGCGCGCGGGCTTGGGCGACGCGGCGTCCTGCGCCTGCTTGCCGTCGTCGTCCTCGCTCGCCACCCCGGCCATCGCCAGCAGGCCATACCGGCGCAGGTAGGTCACCAGCGACCCGACCTTCTGCGGGGCGACCTCGCCCGAGGGGAGCTTCAGCGTCGTGGCGATCCACTGCCCGGACTGGTGCAGCAGCCGCGTCTCCACGGCCACCACCAGCCCGCTGCTGCCCGGCGGGCGCTGCATCGAGACGCCCTGCAGGATGGCGATGCCCTGCCCCGCCAGCGCGGGCTGGATGGCCGCCAGCACCGCCGCGAGGTCGGCGTAGCGGTAGGAGTACTTCTCGGCGTCGGCCGTCTGGGTCGTCTTCAGCGGCTCGTATTTCAACTGCGCCTGCGCGAGCGCGGCGGCCAGCTTCTCGATGCTGGCACTGTGGGTGAACACCTCGCCGACGGGCGGCGGGGCGGGAGTCTGCTCGGTCGGGTCCATCACTTGCCTCCAGTGGGCTTCTGCGGGGTCACGATCTTCACATGCGGCGAGAGGATGTCCACGAAGATCAGGTGGTCCCCATGCGCGACGACGACGCCGCTGGTCGTGCGGCTGCGCGGGCGCTCGTTCGGGTAGGCGGCGAGCCGGGCGGCGACCGCCCGGAAGCAGCCCTCCAGCGCCCGCGCCATGGGCACGGTCAGGTGGAGGTTGTCAGCCTCCTCGATGCGGACGTGGATCTTCACTTGGTTCGCTCCAGTGTCTGCGCGTCCTGCGCGGTCAACTGCTCGACGGTGACGGTGCGCCCGCACCACATCGCCATGCACTGCCAGCGGGCGTAGTAGGCGTCGTACCGCATAAAGCGCCCGCACGCCGGGCACTTGATCCAGCCCGGGTTCACAGTGTCCCCGGCCGGACCAGCGTGATCGGGTGCTCGCTGACCGGCAGCACCGCCGGGACCAGCAGCAGCCCCTGCTGCACGGCCGACTCCAGCGCCAGCCGCACGATGTCCTCGCTCACGCCCAGCCCCGCGACCACGTCCTCGGTGATGCGGTCGGCCCGGACGTAGGTCTGCCCGTCGAGCGCCCGGTTGTCCACGTCCACCATGCCCTCGGTCAGCCGCAACTGCACGGCGTTGATCAAGGCGGTGACCACGCGCTGGCGCTCCAGCGTCAGGTTCGTGCCCGGGTTCTCCTGCTTTGTCATCGCTTCTCTCCTCGAAAGCCGTAGAGCAGTTCGAACGCCAGCGTCTGCAACTCCGGCCAGATGATCGACGCGGGCACCCGGACCACCCGGGCCACCCGCAGCTTCGTGGGCAACGACATCGTCGCCTCGCGGTAGAGCGTCGCCCGGCTGATCCCCGCCCGCCGGGCGATGACCGCCCCGGGCTGCGGGACCAACTTCAGCAGCAGCGTCAGCCGGTGCCCCCGCGGGGCCGCTGACAGCGCCGCGATCAGGTCGTCTCTCGTCATGGGCGGTAGGATCGCACGCCGCGAGCGCCGCGCACCAAGTATCTCGCAGGCCAGCCAAAATACGCGAAAAGCCTAATGTTTACTGGGGGGTTGACAGCTACGCTAGGTTTCGACGTATACTCCATCTCACGTCGGCGCTGCGGCGCGGCGGTCCTGCCAGTCGGCGGGGCACTGGAGACGAGACAATGAGTGCAAACATCGCGACCATCAACGGACAGAACGCCATCGCCTACATCGGCAGCACCCCGTGGCACGGCCTCGGCACGCGCCTGCGCGGCGACGTGCGCTACTCGGTCGAGCAAGTGCTCGCCGCCGCCCACCTCGACTGGACCGTGGCGGTCGAGCCAATCTTCAACGCCGACGGCACGCGCCTGCACAAGGGGCAGGTCGTGCGCCGCACCTCCGACAGCCGCGAACTGGCGATCGTCGGCCCGGCCTACACCGCGGTCCAGAACCGCGAGGCGGCGTCGATCTTCGACATCGCGATCAGCGAGTACGGCGCGTCCATCGAGGTCGCAGGCGCGCTGGGCGACGGCGAGGTCTGCTGGGCGCTGGCGCGGCTGGCGGGCGGCGACGTGGACGTGACCGGGCAGGGCGACAGCGTCAACGGCTACGCGCTCCTGAAGTGGGGCCACGACGGCTCGACGGGCGTGAACGGCTCCGCGACGGCCATCCGCGTGGTCTGCCAGAACACGCTGGCGCTCGCGGCGTCGAGCGACAAGGCGACCTTCGCGAAGATCCGCCACACGGCGAGCGCGCAGGACCGCATCAAGCAGGCGCGCTCGCTCTTCACGGGCCTGACCAAGACGCTGGTCGCCACGGGCGACACCTTCGCGCAGCTGGCGTCCAAGCGCCTCACGTCGGCGCAGATCATCGCCTACGTCGAGGCGGTGTTCCCGGGCGAGGCGGGCGTCGTGAGCGACACGCTGAAGGCGCGCCGGGCGACGGTGTCGCAGCTGGTCTTCAACGGCGTCGGCGTGCAGCAGGCCACGGCGCTGACGGGCGGCGACCCGAACGCATGGTCGGTCTACAACGCGGTCACCGAGTACTTCGACCACGTCCGTCCGGCCGAGGCCCAGTCGGTCAACGGCCGCGACAACGCGAACGTCTCGGCCCTCTTCGGCGGCAACGCCGACATCAAGGCGCGGGCGCTGGTGCAGGCGCGCCAGCTGGTCGCCGCCTAGTCACCCACCGCCGGGGGCTGCGGCCCCCGGCCCTTCACTGGAGAACGACCGTGAACAGCTACCCCCGCATCCCGACCCTCGACGCGCAGCGCGCCGGGGAACCCGCCGAGGCGTTCGGCCTCCGCGCCTTCAGCTACCTCGTCGCCGAGCGCGTGCCGGTCGGCCTGCTCACCCGCGAGCAGCAGGCCGCCGCCCTGCACTTCAGCCTGCTGCTGGTGACCGCCCCCGACGTGGCCGCGAGCGTGCTCGCGCGCTGGGCCGACGTGCGCCACCAGCTGGCCGTGGCCCTCGCGCAGCCGGTCGTCGCCGAGACGGCCTCTGTGGCGGCCCCCACGGCCCCCCAGAGCGCGCCAAAGGCCGGGGGTGCCCGTGTGGCCCGCCCGGTGCCCCCGACGCGCCCGACGCCCCCCAGCGCCGCCGTCAGCCCCCTCAGCGGGAACCCGCTGCCGGAGCCGCTCGCCATCACCGCCCGGCTCGCCGCGGCGCGCCGCCGGTCCCTCGCCACCCCGCTGCCGGAAGGAGACGCACTGTGAGCACCCCCTTACGCGACCTACTCCACCCGAGCGAACTCCTCGCCAACGCGCTCGCCGACTGCTTCGCCAAGCAGCGCCGCGTCCTGATCGTCGGCACCCGCGCGGGGAACCTCCCGCAGTGGGTGGCCGAGCACCCGCAGGTCGTCCAGTGGTCCTCGGAGGGACCGGAATCACAGAGGGCAAAGGCGTTCCCCGAGGGGGTCGCCGTCGTGCTGTTCTTCAAGTGGATCGGCCACCGCAACCACAAGCGCATCGTGGACCTCGCCCGGGAGACGGGCGTCTTTGCCCACCCGCAGCTGCTGGGCACGGGCGAGGTCCGACGGCTCCTGCAACCGCTCCAGCCGGTGGAGACACCGACGCCGGAGGCGGTCCCTCCGGCGCGGCCGACGTGGGAGGGGTCGCTCTTCGGGTTCGTGGAGGCGAACTACCAGTACGCCACCGAGCGCGGGCACCAGAAGACCGAGGGCGAGCGCCTGCTGCGCCTCGCCTACCAGCACGGCCTGACGACCACGCTGGCCTCGGTCACCAACACCGTCGGCACTGTCCACCGCGGCATCGAGCGGACGCGCGAGGAGGAGCGCCTGCAACGCACGCCGACCCCGCCGGACGTGGCCGAGCTTCTCGCGAAGCCGCTCGACGCGGCCAAGGTGGCGCACCTGACGCTGGCCGGGCAGACACCCCTGCCGACGGTGCCGACGGTGCCGACGGTCGCGCAGAAGCCCTCGGTGGCCGCACTGGTGGCCGCGGGGGCGACGACCGAGGCCGCGGTCGATACCTCGCTCTCGGAACTGCTGCGGATGCTGGACGACGCCGTGGCGGTCCTCGGGCTGGCCCGGGAGCAGCTGGTCGGCCTGAGCGCCCAGAACAAGGCGCTGCGGGGCAGCCGGGAGGCGCTGCGCGACAAGATGTTGGCCCTTTTCGAAGGGATTTAGTGGGGGGGGTTGACAGAAACCTAGCGTTCGGCGATACTGATGTCTCGGGGCGGCGCTGGGCCGCCCCGGGACACTGGAGACAGACCGATGGCAAAGACCAAGCTCACCGTGACCACCGACGCGGGCACCTTCACCCGCACGACCACCCGGACCTACTCGCACATCGTCGTCGTCAAGGGCGAGCGCCACGAACTACTGCAGGCCGAGCGCCTCGCGGGCATCGCGCAGTGCCTGAAGTACGCCGCCGAGTACGAGAAAACCGTCGCCACCGGAGTCAGCCGCGACGACCGCACCGACTGGCACCGCGAGCAGACGGCGAAGAACATCGCCGACGGCAGCTACGCGAAGTGGATCGCGTCGTATCGCGCCGAGGCCGCCGAACTGGCCGCCCGCGCCCCGATCACCGCTGACGCGGGCGACACGTTCGGCATCCTCGGCTGGTGCGGGCGGCTCGACCTCGCGGGCAAGCTCGCGGCGACCGATCAGGCCAGCCGCTACCGCGAGGTTCGCATCTACGCGCTGGACGGCACGCGCGTCCGCTGAGAGACACCCGGCGGGGCTTCGGCCCCGCCCTTCACTGGAGACACGACGATGATCACGACCACGATTGAAAACGCCGACCTGCTGACCCCCGATGAGTTCCGCGCCCTGCGCGCCATCGCCAACAACCGCACCGCCAGCCTTGACGAGCAGGAGGGCTTCCTCCGGGTGGCCTTCCGCGGCTGGTTCGTCTACCGCGGCGGGCACCACGTCGCGCTGCACAAGCCCACGGGCGCGGCCGGAGCCGGTGGCCCGCGCGTGCTGTTCCTCGCGGAGGCCAGCGCGCTGGACGAGTTCGACCTTTCGGTGACGGGCCTCGGCGAGTCGGTCGTCCGCATCGAGCCGTTGACCGCCGCCGCCCGCGGCTGGCTGAACGAGTACGCCGCCAGCGCGCCGTGGCAGTGGCTCGGCCCGGCGCTCTGCGTTGAGCACCGCTACGTCGCCCCACTGCTCGGCGGCGCGCACGAAGCCGGGCTTCGCATCACCGCGCAGCAGTAACCCTCAGACCACTGGAGACACGACCATGGACCGACAGACCGCCGCCCGCCACATCGCCAAGGTGTTTGCCTTCCTCGCCTGCGGGCAGCCCGAGCAGGCCCGCGTCCACGCCCAGCAGCTGGTCCGCTGGCTGCAGAGCATCTAACCCCGACCGACACTGGAGACACGCCCGTGACCAAAACCAACGAAGTCGCCGCCCTCGACCGGTTCATCGCCGAGCTAGGCCCGCACTCCTACCTCGGCCCGTGGCTCGCCGACCAGCGCGACGCCATCGTGGCCGACATCGCCAAGGACTGGCCCGTCACGCCGCTGCTGCCGAGCGCGGCCTACCGCAAGGCCAACCAGATCATCGCCGACGCGCACGTCTCGGCGACGGTCATCACCGACCTCGCCCGGGACAAGGCCGAGACGCTGCGCCGCGAGACGCAGAAGGCGTGCGACGAGCAGCGCGGCTACGTCGCGACCCTCATCGAGCGCGCGGCCAGCGACGCCGTGCGCGTCCTCAGCGGGAGGGGCCGATGAGCGCCGACAAGCGCCAGCGCGGCAACGCCCACTGGACCCGCCGTCGGCTGGCGGCGGGCCTCCCGGCGGGCAACCTGCGGACGGGCACGCCGCCGCCCCGTGCCCCCCGCTACGAGGTCCGGGTGACGCGCGACGGCGTCATCCGCGCGACCATCCTCGACGCCGAGGGCGCTCGCCAGACGGTCCACGACGCCGTCCACCTCGGCCTCCCGGTCAGTTGCCGCCTGCTCGCCTACGACGAGCCGGGCTTCCCCGGGATTCGCGAGCAAAAGGTGGGGGCTTGACAGAAACCTACCGCTGGGAGTAATCTTGTCTGGTGGTTCGGCGTTGGGCCGGGCCACCTCACTGGAGACACGACAATGACCATCACCGCCAAGTTCGCCGGAACCTGCACCGCCTGCCGCGCCGCCATCGCCCCCGGCCAGAGCATCCTCTGGGCGCGCGGCGCTGGCTCGCGCCACGCCAACCTCTCGGACTGCCAAGCCGCGCAGGCGCTCGCCGCCGTGCAGGTCGCCGCGCAGGCCGTCGCCCCGGCCCCCCAGCCGGTCGTCAGCCTGAGCGCGCTGGTGGCCTTCCTGAAGGCGGCGCGCGAGCGCGGCCTGAAGTTCCCGAAGACGCGCTTCGCCGCCCCCGGCAACGGCGAGCTTCTGCTCTCGCTCGCGGGCGACACATCGAAGAACCCCGGCGCGGTCTACGTGAAGCTCAACGGCGAGTACGCGGGCAAGGTGACGGCGCAGGGCGCGGCCTACGGCCTCGACGCGCTGCTGCCGACGCTGCGGGCCATCGAGGCCGACCCGGCCGCGGCGGGGGCGTCCTACGGCGCGCTGACGGGCCGCTGCAGCTTCTGCGACAAGGCGCTGACCGACGAGGGCAGCGTCGAGGTGGGCTACGGCCCGGTGTGCGCCCGCCGCTACGGCCTGCCGCACGCGCCCAAGGGCAGCGCCACGGTCGTGCCGGTCGTCCACGCGACGCCGGACCCGGCCAAGGTCGCTGCGTGGGTGACGGTGGCCGAGGCCGCCTACGACGCGCAGGACGGCTTCAGGGGCGACTGCGACGGCACCGAGGACTGGAACGCGCTGGCGGCCCGCGAGGCCAGCTACGAGCCTCTGTAGGAGGCGTTCGACTGGGGCGCGGGCATGGGGTCCGCGCCCTTCACTGGAGAGACGACCATGAGCACTGTTCACGCCACCATCGACAAGTTCGACCGCACGCTCGGCAACCTCGACGGGCTGCCCGATGTCGTGCAGACCCGCCCGGCCACCATCCGGGTGACCGACATCGTCAGCACCGAGACGTTCATCGTGCAGACGGTGCGCCACATTGGCGACCTCGTCTTCATCGAGCACGTCCGCGACGGGGTCACCGTCCGACTGGTGCTGCCGCCCGCCGTCACCGAACTGATCGCCCGGCAGCGCGACGCGGTGGCCTACCTCGCGAAGCGCAAGCAGGGCCAGCGGCTCGCCGCGGCCCAGCAGGACGCGCCGCCTCGGCGCAACCCGCTGCTCGACCCCAAGGTCCGCGCGAAGGCGCTGGCCGCCCGGAAGGCCAAGGCCGCGAAGCGCAAGGCGCGCCGCGAGGCCCGCAGCAAGTAGTTCACTCGGCCGGGGGCTTCGGCTCCCGGCCACTTCACTGGAGACAAACGGCCCATGATCGAACTGTTCGGCGCACTCCTCGCGCTCGTCGCCCTCCTCGTCGTGCTGGGCTGCGGCGTCTTCGTCCTCGGCATGATCTGGGTGGCGGTGACGGACGGCGCGACGCACCGCGCGCGGCAGGAACGCGAGCAAGCCGAGCGCGAGAGGATGGTCTGGATCGCCGAAGACCCCGAGCGCGCCAAGCGCGCCGACGCCGCGAATCAGCACTTCCACATGCGCGGCTACAACTAACCCGTTTCACTGGAGACACGACCATGCGAGATCCGAAAAGCGTCGCGCGCGTGAGCGGCTACAGCTTCGCGCAGGAATACCACCTCGACTGGGAGACGCGCACCGCGATGTTCTGCCAGCAGGTCGTCGCCGAGGCCCGGAGCCTCTCGATGCCGACCACCAACGCCATGCGCCACGACCGCACGCTGACGCTGCTGGGCGACCCGCCCGAGCGCGGCGTGACCTTCACCATCGTCGGCCCCGTCGGCCCGCCTGAGCGCCACGCGCTCGCGTCCGGCTGGGTCCAGAAAGGCAAGGCACCCCATGTTGATTGACGTGACGATTCAGACCACCGGGACCGACTACCGCGAGGCGGGGGGCGTCGTGCGCCTCCCGCCCGAGGCGCAGATGGTCCGCTACAACCCGCGCGACTCCACGCGCGCCGCCGAGGTGATCGGCGACCGCCGCAAGCTCGCGCGCACGCTGCGCGAGGCGGGTTACACCGTCGAATGGGCCGACCCCAACCCGGCGGTGGCGCTCGGCTCGCGCACGTCCCCGGCGCGGGCGGTGGCGTCGGCGGCCAACGGCAGGCTCTCGCACGGGCGGCCGCGCAGCGAGGCGCTGCTCTGCCCGGAGCCGCTCCTGACGACGCTGCTGCGCCTCGACAAGGGCACGCTCGCGGATCTGGTGTGGGTCGCCCTCGGCAGCACGGATCCGAAGGACGCGACGCGGGTGTTGCAGGCGACAGACCATCGTCGGTCGCTCGTCACGCAGGCGGTGTCGCCATGATCGCCGCCACCGTCTGTCGCGGCTGCGGGCGGGTGCAGCCCGGCTGGGAACTGTCGCATGACGCCGACGGCGTGTCGTGGCACCCGGACTGCTGGGAACGCGCGCAGGGGCAGCGGTGGTCCCCGCCGCCGGTCCCGCTGACGGACCTCGCACAGTTGATCGCCGCGAAGCCCGCGCCGGGCGACTATCACCAGTGGCGCGGCTGGTACTCGTCGGTGTTGGCGCTGATCCTGCGCCTCTCGCTCGATGAGCACCGCGCCGACGATGCGCGGCTGACCGAGCGCCAGCGCGCGGTGCGCTACGGCGTCTGGCGTCGCCGGGTGAAGCCGCGCCCGCGGCAGCTGGAGGCCGCGGGGATGCCGGACTATCTCGTCAGCTACTGGCGGCGCTACTGGCAGCGTCGGGCCGCGCGCCGCCGCGCCGCCGCTCGGCGGGCGTCTGGTCGTTCTGCTGCCACCGCGTGAACGCCTGATAGAGCACGGGGCTGGTGGCGAGCATCGCGCTCAGGAGGTTCGCCTCGCCCCGGCCCAGTCGCGCCATCAACTCTTCGACCGAGATGCCGAGGTGCGCGGCTTTCTCCGGCACGTACTTCGCGAAGTAGTCCGCGAAGCCGTAGTGCTCGCCCGCTGACCGCTTGCCATACTTCGTCCCGAACAGCGACCCCGTCTTCGACAGCATCTGCCGGATCCCGGTCCACGCGCGGGCCGCGTAGTTGTTCTTGTCGATGCCGCGCGCCGCCGCGAGGTCGGCCAGCCGCCCGTGGATCACGTCTTTCGCCGGGTCGGGCACCACGCCGAACGTCGGCCCCGTGTAGACGCCGCGCTGCGGGTCTTCCGCGATCTTCGCCCAGTGCGTGTCGAGCGCCGCCGAGTCGGGGTGCCCCAGCATCGCGCGCATCATCGGGCCGACCTTCGTGCCGCTGATCTCTTCCCCGCGCGACACGCGCTGCAGGTTCGGCGCGTAGCCGCGCTCCATGGGCACGGCCTTCCCCCGGAACTTCTTGGAGACAGCCGTCTGCGCGTAGGGGCTGCTGCCGAAGTCCGGCTGCAGGACCGGCTCGCCCGCGAGGTCGCGCCGCATGTATTCCGAGGCCGCGCGCAGGTTATCGCTCAGGTTGGTCGTCGGCGACGAGGCGGCGAGGTAGCCCGCGAACTTCTTGATCGCGTCCGGGTTCGTGCCGTCGGGGTTGTACGCCTTCTCGATGTCGGTGCCGTAGAGCCGATACCAGTCGCCCGTGCCGTGCTTCTCGATGTACTGCTGCCCGATCTCTTCCATCAGCGCCGTCCGCATGTCGAACAGCGTCATCGACGGCGAGGGCGGCGTCTCGGCGATCCGCGACTTGTCGGCGACCGACGCGGGGATCTCGTCGCGGAACGACTTCCACATCGCCGCCGTGGTCGGCTCCGGCATCGGCTTGTCCATGAACTCGCGCCACTGCCCCACGGGCGCTTCGCCGACCGCCTCGCCCTTCACCGGGTCGAGCGTGTAGATCGCTTTCTGCGGCGCAGGGTCACGCAACGGGTCGCCGAGCGGCGCGTAGCGGTCGAACCCCTCGCCCGCCTCGCCGCGCACCGTCGCCTGCCGCACTTGCTTGGCGATCGCCGCCGACTGCGCGGCCCGGCCCGGCACGTTCCCCGCCTTCTCCGCGACCGTGTCGGCCTTGTAGCGCCGCGACGAGTCGAGCACGACCGAGGGCACGCCGTCGATGTCGGTGCGCCACCCGCCGAAGTAGCGCCCCTTTTTCGAGAGCACGTCGCGGTTGGCCTGCACGAAGTCCACGACGTGCTGCTGCGTGAAGTCCGCGAGCGGCACGGTCACGACGCGGTCGGACGGCGCGTTCGAATACACGCTGACCATCGAGCCAGTGCTTGGCTCCCGCCCGTTCTTCAGGTCGATCGTGATCCCGAAGCTCTCCGGGTCCACCAGCCGGTTGTAGATGGCCTTCGCCGTCGAGGCTTTCGACACGCCGAACCGCACCTCGCGCGGCTTGATCGACCCCGCCTCCTCCAGCCCCTTCATGCCGCGCCCGGCCGCCATCCCGAGGCCCGCCACGCCCGCGCCCATGCCCGCCGCTTCGAACACGGCGTGCCGCGTCTCGTCGTCAGGGATCAGGCTCTTCGCGAGGTCGGTGTCGGCGAGCGCCTGCGACGACAGCCCGATGGCCGGGCCGATGAGCGCCTGCTTGCCCGCGCCCGCCAGCCCCCGGCCCAGCCGGGAACCGAACGACCCGAGCGCCTCCGCGCCCGCGCCGACCGCCGCGCCTGCTTCCTCCCCCGCCCGCGCCAGCCCCCCGCCACGCAGTCCGAGTGCCCCGAGGCCCGTCTGCACGCCCCCGCTGATGATCTTGCCGGGACGGCCCTCCTGCACGCCCTCAAGGCCCGTCTGGAGGCCCGCGGCCGCCATCGCCGCCGCCAGACCCTTCCCGACCATCTCGACCGGGCGCGCAAGCCGGGTCGCCGCCGCCAGCGGCCGGAGCGCCTCCTCGCCGAGGAACGCGGCGTTGAGGGGCGAGGTCTGGTCCGCGATCAGGTTCGCCAGCTTCTGGAGGTGCGGGTGGGTCGCGCCGAGGTCGGGCGCGCCCAGCATCGGCGTCTGCAGCCACTCCGGCACCGCCCCGAGGCCCGCGGTCGCGACCGGCGTCTTCGCGAGCGCGTCGTAGGCGCGGCTCTCGGTCTGCGGGTCGAGCGGCTGGCCCTCGTCCAGCGTCGAGTCGATCTGGTCCTGCTGCTGCAGCAGGCGCTGGTTGAAGCGCAGGTCGTCATCGACGCTGCCGTCGTGCCCGTAGACCGTGTCGGGCGCAGGCGCGTCGAGCACGCCCGGCGTCGGGCCGCGTCCTTGCGTGATGTTGAAGTGCTCGGCCTTGGCCTCGGTGTTGGTCAAGTCCTGATGCCCGAGCGCGGCCAGCCCGCCGTGGTCGAGCAGCGACAGTTCCAAGATCGCGCGGCGCATCACGGTCGCCATGCCCGGCACGGTGCCCTTCCGCAGCGCGTCTGCCATCGCGAGCTTCGTCTTCGCCGACATCAGGTTGTAGAGCGGCGAGCGCATCACGCGCACCGTCACGGCCGCCGCCGGGGCCGCGAGCGCGCCTGCGCCCACCGTGCCGAGCAGGCTCGCGCCGCCCGCGTGCGCGGCATACCCGGCCCCGCCCGTGAACCCGGCCAGCGTCGCCATCGACCCGAACAGCCCGCCGCCGACGTGCCCCACGCGCCGCTCGGTGGTCGAGGCCGCCGCGTCGCTGAGGCGCTTCCAGAACGACAACTCGTTGCTCTGGTCGGCGACCTGCTGGCCCATCAGCGCGTCGCGCGTCGTCTCGACCTCGCCGCGCGCCGACCGCATCGCGCCCTTCATCGACTCGTCGGCCATGGACGAGAGGAACCCGGTGCCCTTCGCCCCGGCGACGATCTGGCCCCAGTCGGCCGCGAGGCCGCGCAACTGCTGCGCGTTCATCTCCGGCCCGTAGGCGCGCACGGTGTCGGCGAGCTTCGCGATGTTGTTCGTGAACGCCGGGTCGCTCGACACGAACTCGCCCGCCGCGTTGAGGTCGCCGAACTTCATCCGCAGCGCGTCGATGCGCCGCGCGAGCGGCCCCGTCGCCATGCGCGTGCCGACGAGGTCGGTGTTGATCACGTCCCCGATCTCACCCATGGCCTGCGCGATGCCCTGCTCGGCGGTGCTCTGCGCGCCGCCGCCGATAGCGCGCTGGATCATCTGGCCCGGGAACCCGCGCGGGCTGGCGAGGCCGGTCTGCTGGATCTCCGACCCGAGGCCCGACACCACGTCCTGCAGGCGGCTGGCTGCGTCCTGCAGCGCCGAGATGTTCGTGTCCGACGGGTTCAGCCCGCCGCGCCCGGTGGCGAGCGACGCGCGGATCTCCTGCAGCGCCTGCGTAGATTCGGGCGCGAGGTTGATGACGGCCTTGCCGTGCGCGGTAAGCAGCCCGTCGGCGGTCGCGCGGATCCGGTCGCGGATGCTCTTCAGTTTCGGCGCGATGTCCGGCTGCAGGCGCGCGGCGTAAGCGGCGTCAAGGCTGGTGCCGATCGCGTCGGCCTGCGACTGCGCGTAGTCCACGATGCCCTGCAGCCCGCCGCCCTCGCGCCACGGCGCGGCCGCGGACAGCGGCACCTCGCGGATGATCTCCTGCGCGTTGCGCCCGACGAACTTCTTCCACGCCTCCTTGCCCGGCGCGATGACCCGCCCGAGGCTCTTCTCCGCGGCGCTCTCCAGAAACGGCGCAAGCCGCTTCAGGACCGGCGCGGTCGCATCAATCGCTGCGCCCCCGATGCCCCCGTAGACCGCCCCGGTTTCAGCGTCGTTGTCGAGCAGCTGTCCGTAGAGCGCGCCCTTCCCGACGTTCTGCAACGCCCAGTTGGTGGCCCCGGTCGCGCCCGCCTCCGGCAGCGCCGCATCCGCCGCCAACATGGCCCCGATGTCGCCGACGGCCCCGCCGAACTTCTCCCCGGCGTTCTTCAGGCCGAGCGGCCCCGTCGGACTACTCAGCGCCTCAAACTGCCCCACGGCCGACGCGGGATCCTCCCCGCTGAGATACTGCTCCGCGTTGGGGTCCGGCGAGAACCGCGCCGCGAACCGGGCGGCGTTGAGCGGCGCTGTGATCACGTCCGTGGTGAGCCGCTTCCCCTCGCCGATGAGCGCCGTGAACGGATTGATCTGGCGGATGTAGTCGTTGTAGAACCGCGTCAGCGGCGTGTCCCCGTAGTCCTCCGGCGTCGGCGGCGGCATCAGCCGCTGCTGCAACGTGTCCAGCCACGTCGCGGTCGGGTCGCCCGCCTCCGGGGGGACATCGACCGTGCCCGGGAACGCGGCGAGGCCGCCGCTCGCGCGCACGTTCGCCGGGGTGATCGAGAGCGCCGAGGGGCCGACGACGGAGATGTCGCCCTTCGCCATCTACTGCTCCTGCCGCACGATCTGGCCCGCCGCGTTCTTCCCGAGGATCTTGTAGCGTTTGCCGTCGCCCGGGTCGGTGTAGACCAGCCCCGCGCCCTCGGTGTCCACCACGCCCTGCGCGGCCCCCGCCGCCTTCTGCGTGGGCGTCGCGGCCTGCGCTTCGGCGGCCCCGGGGATCAGGCGACGCCCGCCGCTCCCGCGGATCTGCGCGGGCGTCTGCGTCACGCCGGGCGCGACCCCGCCGCCGCCCCGGAACTTGGTGGCCTGCTCCTGCGCGGCCTGCTCGTCCGCGATCTGCTTCTCCGCGTCGCGGACCCAGTAGCCCCGGATCGGGTTGGTCTTCGACCCGCCCTCGGGCATGATGAACATCCCCTCGGGGATCCCGCGCGCCTTCAACATCTGGCCGTAGCCGTCCACCAGCATCTCGGCCCCGGCCTTCCCTGACTCGTAGGACCGCCGGAGCACATCCGCCATCTGCTCGCGCTGCTCGGGCAGCAGCGCCTGCCCGTTCCAGACGCGGTTCGCCATCGCGCGCGGGTTCGACACGCCCGCCCGCGCCAACTCGATCCGCAGGCTCTCTTCATCGCCCACGCGCGACGACCCGGGATGCTTCGCGCGGATGAACTCCGCGATCAGCGTCTGGTCCGAGACGCCGTTCGGGTGCGGGTCGTTCATCGTGCCGAGGAACTGGTCGTAGAGCGCCCCCATCTGCTGCGCCTGCTGGTAGACCTTGTTCTGCGCCAACTTGGTCGCGATGGCGCGCCCGGCCAGTTCCTGCTGCGGCGTGAGCACCGCCGTGCCGTGCTGCTTCGCGCTCGCCCGCAGGTTCGCGGCCTGCGCGTCGAGCAGCGCGTTGGCCTTGCGCGCGTGCTCCAGCGCGAGCTTCTTCATCTCCTCCGACTGCGACTCGTCGGTCGCGACCTTGTTCCACTCGTCCTTCGTCAACTGCAGGACCACGTCGGGCGTCGGCTCCTGCCCCGTGCGCGCCTTGATCATCGCGATGTGGTCCTGCACCTCGCTGTTGACCTTCTGCTCGATGGCCGAGGTCGTCGCGCCCGCCGACGCCGACGGCGGCAGCGCGTTCGTCAGTTCGCGCCACGACCGCAGCGACCGCGTCTCGCCGTCGATGCGGATCGCCATGCTGTCATCGAGCTTCGACTCATCGAACAGCCGCCCGGCGTCCTTCGCCCGCTGCCGCATCACGTCGATGACCTTTTCCAGCTTGCCCGCGAGGTACTCCTGCCGCCGCGTGTCCGCGCCGACCTGCGCGCCCTGCCACGCATCCATCACGTCGATGCCCTGCTTGGCGTAGAGCGGCGCTTGCGCCTTCAGCCACGCGAGGCCGTCGGCGGGGTTTGCAAACGACTTCGCCTTCTCGGCGAGCGCGGCGATGATGCTGGTGTTGTGCTCCAGCCGCTGCTGCTGGTCCTGCCACAACTGGTGGTCGCGCGCGTAGGCGTCCTGCGCCTGCTTGTATTTGAAGAGGCCGCGCTCCTTCAGGTCGGCGTTGTAGCCCTCGTTCCCGGCGTTCGCGCCCTGCAGCAGCGCCGCTGCGCCGACCTTCCCGCCGCCCGCCAGCCCAGTGATGAGCGCCGCGATGCCGGGCACGACGCCCTGCAGGATGGCGCGCTTCGGCGACGGGTAGAGTGTGTCCTCATCGAGCAGTCGCGGCGGCGTCGGGGGCGGCGTGTAGCCGCCGCCGAACATCGGCGACCCACTGGTGCCCGCCCCGCCCGTGCTGCCGCCTGCGTCCCCGCTGAACGGATCCGCGTTGAACGGGTCGCTGGTCGCCGGGCTGCGCGCAGGCGCGCCGCCGCCGAGCGCCGCCGCCAGCGCGTCGAGTGACCCGGACGCACCCGGCCCGGCCAACGCCTGCAGCCCCGTGTCGTCGCCGACGGTCGCGTTCGGGATCGGCACGATACTGGTGTCGTCGCCGGGGCGCACGACGAGGTCGTCGTACGGGCCACCCGTGCCGCCAAACGGGTTCTGCAGCGCCTGCTGCTGGAGCAGGGACTGCAGCGGGTTCGCCGCGCCGCCGAGCATCTGCGAGAGGTAGGAGGCCATCACCGATCACCACGACATGCCGATACCGCCGCTCATGTCCGTGCCCGCGTTGCTGCTGCTCATCCCGCCGAGCCACTTATCCCACGGCAGCTTGTTCACGACGCCCGCGCCGATCTGCCCGGCCGCCCCGATGAGCGCGCCCGTGCGCTGCGCGCCGATCTGGTCCTGCTGGTTCTGCATCTGCTGCAGCTGCATCATCTGGTTGAACGGGTCGGTGCCCGACAGCACGCTTTGCATGGCGGCCATGCGCTGCGTCGCCAGCGCGTTCGGGAGCGCCGAGGTCTGCAGCAGCGCGTCACCGCGCGACTGGTCGTCCAGATACTGCTGGCGGCGCAGCGAGGCCATCGTGGTCGCCGCGTTCATGCCCTGATTCTTCTCGGCCATCAGCGCCTGCACGACGTTGCCGAGGATCCCCGCGCGCGTCGCCTGCCACTGCTGCGCGAGCGCCGCGTCGTCGCCCCCGCGCGCCGCCAGCCCGCTCGACATCTGCACGGCCTCGTCGCGCCGCCGGTTGCGCTCGTCGGTGACGTACTGCAGCAGCGCCTGCTGCTGCCCGGCGCGGGCCTTCTGATACCCCGCGCTCGTCTCCGCGCCGAGCGCCTGCGCGACGCCGCTGGTGGGCGCGAGGCCGCGCGACGCCATCTGCTGCGCGTTCTGCTGGTAGGCGTCGTCCCGCTGCAGCGCGAGCGAGTCGAAGAAGCGCGCCTTCAGCGCCGCCTCGTCGGACGCCGAGAACGGCTCCGCGTTCAACTCGCCCATCCGCTGCTTGGTCGCCGCCGCGTACTGGTCGGTGTAGGCGTTCTTCGCCCCGCCGCCGCTGGCCGCCGCCTGCAGCGTCCCCAGTGCGGCGTTGAACCGCGGGTCGGGCGCGAGATAGCCCTGCAGGATGTTGTTGATGTCCCCGTAGTCGGGCGCGGCCTGATTCAGCTGCGTCATCCGCTGGTTCCACGCGGTGTTGATCGGCTGCGTGGTCGGGTCATCGAAGAAGTTGCCGAACGGGCTGCTGCCGCCCGGCGCGGCCCCGTAGCTCGGCGCGCTGTAGCCCCCGCCGTAGGGCGCGTTGGGATTCGTCATCTGGTAGCCTGCTGGCCGCGGCGCGTTGCCGCCGAACGACCCGATCGCGCTTGCGCCCGCGCCGACGAGGCCGCCCGTCATCGACCCCCGCACTGCGCCCGTCACCGCGTTATCGAACGTGTCCCAGCCCGACTGCTTCATCGGCTGGCCGTTCGCGTCCCACACCCAGCCCTTCGGCGCGGGGCCGTTGATCGCCGTCCAGAGGCTACCGCCCTGCGGGGTTGCCATCGGCCTACATGCTGCTGAACGGGTTGCGCGACTGCGCGTACTGCGTCATCGCCTGCTGCGCGCCCGGCGCGCTGCCCTGCAGCCACTGCGCGTAGCCGGGATCCTGCTGCTTCATGTAGGTCGGCAGCATCCCGGCGTACTGCCGCAGCAGCATGTCCCGCAGCGGCTGCTGCTGCGCGTACTGGGCCTGCTTCTGCGCGAGGATCGCGTTCATCGCGTCCATGTTGCCGCCCCCGCTCCCGCTGCTCCCGCTGCTGCTGCTCTTCTTCTTGTTCCCGAAGAGCGCGCCGAGGCCGCTGGCGATGAGCGGGATCGCGAACTGCCAGAACCCGAGGCCACCTACCGCGAGGCGCAGCGCCCGGCCACCGAGAAGATCGAACGGCTTCATCGTTACACCTCAAGCGCGATCATGAACGGCGCGTTGATCACCGACGACGAGAGATAGATCCGGTTCGCGTCGCAGCGCCGCGTCACCCGCAGCGGCACGATCTGCGCGCCGACGATCCGCAGCGGCAGCACTTGAATCATGTTGTACGGCACCGCCGCCAGCCCATGCACGATCGTGAACTCCGTGTTGGCCGTCGCCGCCGTGACGCCGTCGAAATAATACAGCTGCAGGTTCTCCGCGCGGCTGCTGGGGTCCGGCTGCCCGAGGCGCAGGTTCGTCAGCACGTACTCAAACGCCAGCTGCAGCGCCTTCCGCTGGTCGGTCGGGAACCCCGCCAGCACCTGATTGACGTAGCTGATTTGCGCCATTCAGACCCAGTAGGTGAACGCCGCGTAGAGGTAGAAGCCGTTGGCCGAAATCGGGAACGTGCCGGTCGCGGCCGCGGTCGGGTAGAAGGTCACTTGGTTCCCGCTGATCACGGCGTGCGCCACCACCCAGCTGCCCACGTTGCAGATGTAGGGCACCTCCTCGTTGATCGCGGGCACGGCCGGAAGCTGGACCTTCACGGACGCCGTCACGGCGCTCAGAGACGACGGGCCAATCGCGATCAGCACATACATCGTGCGACCGATGAGTGCCCACCGATAGACGACGTTGGCCTGCGGCACGGTCCATGTGCCGGTCGCCGCCGTGTAGAGCGCCGGGTTGTAGCCCGGGTCGTTCCACTCCCCCATGCCGTAGGGCCGGGCGCGCTCGCGCAGCGTGCCGTCGGTCTGCGCCGAGAACATCTCGGTCATCGCCGCCGGGTTCGCGCCCGCCCCCGCATAGCCCCAGCGGGACAGCCCGTCCACCAGCGTGATCTGCGACGCCCCCAGCGCGGTGTCGTCGCGCAGGTTACTGAAGCCGTCGTAGCGCACGTTGCAGCCCAGCACCATCCCGGTCGGCAGCCCCTGCTGCACGTAGCCCTTCGCGAGCACACCCGTCCCGTCGAGGGTCAGCTGGGGGCGCGTCCCCCGGATGGTCTGCGGGTAGGGCAGCCCCCCGCCGTTCACCGGGTTGACGAGCGAGGTTTCCAGCGCGACGACCTCCGTCTGCAGCGCGTTGAGGTGCGCGGCAAAGATCGTCTGCCCGTCGCTGCGGGCCGGAAACGCCACGGGACTGGTAGGGTAGGCCATGGCCGTCAGAAGGCGAAGTGCAGGTTTAGCGCGACAATCAGCGACGCGACCGCCGGGAACGCCCCGGCCGCCGCGGTGGCATAGAGCGTCGCCTGCGTCGCCCCGGGCGTGATCCCCCACAACGCTTGGGTCCACGTCCCGTTGACGTAGACGAGGTAGGTGCCCTGCTGTTGCACGCTCGCCGCCGGGAACGGCAACGTGAGCAGCAAGCCCGCAGTGGCCGAGCACGACCCGATGCCAATGACCGCGTTGACAAAGCACGTCCGGCCGACCAGCGAGTAGTAATACGCGATGGTTCCCGGGGTCCATGTGCCCGACGAGGCGCTGAACCACGCGCTCGTGGTCGGGGCCGTGATGAAATCGCCCAGCGGCTGCTGGCGCGCCCGTTCGAAGATCCCCCCCGCGCCGACGCCGAGAATCTGCACGGGGGACCGCGGGTTGGCCCCCGCGGGCAGGATGTAGCCATTGACCCCGGTCGTGAGCATCTGCAGCAGCGTCCCGCCCCGCGACGTGTCATCGAGGTTCCAATTGGCCCCGTCGTAGCGCGCGTTGAACAGCAGATCGAACTCTGCGGGGGACGCCTTCATCAGGTGCCCCTGATCGGGGAAGGTGAAGTCCACCCGCACTTCAGGGAGCGCGCCCGCGACCCGCTGCGGTGAGGGCAGCGCCCCGCCCACCAGCGCGGCCTCGATGGCCTGCACTTCATCCTGCAGCGCGTTGATGTGCTGCGCGAAGATCGACTGGCCGTCCACGCGAGCCGGAAACGCGACGGGCGACGCGGGGAAGTTCGCCATGGGTCAGGGGATCGGATAGAACGTCTGCAGCGTCACGTAGGTGTTCGCCCCGGCCGCCCACGGGACCGAGGCCGACACGGTCGCATAGATCGTTAGCACGTTGCCCGAGATCACGGCCTGCCCCGACTGCCACCCGCCCTGATAGCAGTTACATGGCACTTGCTGCGCGTAGAGGTTGCCGAAGGGGAGCGTGACCCGAATCCACGCCGGGGTGGTGCTCAGGGTCGATGGCCCGACACAGAACGAAAAAAAGCAGACCCGGCCCACCACCATGTAGCTGTACTTGATGTTCGCGGGCGACACGGTCCACGTTCCCGAGGCCGCCGACAGCTGCGCGCTGGCGCTGACATCCTGCCACTCTCCCATGCCGAAGCTCCGGCCCTTCTCGCGGATGCCCCCGGTCGCCCCATCGAAGTAGACCAGTGAGGTCAGCCCGCGCGTCGGCAGCCGGTCGTTGATCGCAATGCCGCTGCTATCGAGCACTAGATGCACGCCGGGCGAGGCCGGGTCATCGAGCACCCAGTCGGTCGAGGCGGCGTTGCTTTCGAGGTTCTGGCTGACCCGCAGCTGGTGGCTCGCCGCGAGGATCCGTCCCAGCCCTTGCGTGGTGCCTCCGTCGAAGATCACGCCGCCCAGCGGACTGCCCGAGAGCCGCAGCGGCGACGGCAGCGCGCCGCCGATGAACGAGGCTTCCAGCGCCGCGACCTCGTCTTGCAGCGCGTTGATGTAACTCGCCACGAAGGGCGCGCCGTCGCTGCGGGCGGGCAGGGACGCAATCGCGGTCGGGTAGCTCGCCGCCATCAGTTGAACCCGCGCAGCTGCGGCTCGGGCCGCACGCCCAGCGCATAGGTGAAGAGCTTGAACAGCCCCAGCCCCACGTAGGTGCAGCGCACCGTGCAGGCCATGCCCTCGGCCTTCAGCGGGAGCATCGACGTGAAGTAGCGCCGCTGCTTGCCGCTGTAGACATCCGTCCCGAGGATCGCGAGGCTGTAGAGCGACAAGCCGCCACTGGTGATGTCGATCGGCAGCGTCGCAACCAGTGAGTCGTCCACCAGCACCTCGACGGTGAACGTGCCCGCGGTCGGCCGATACTCGCCGAAGACCTCGATGAAGCGCGACCACCGCCGCGCCGCGGGCAGCAGCGCCGGGCCTTCGTAGTAGCTCGTCATCGGCGCGCCGTCCTCGCCCGCGCCCGGGAGCGACTCCTCGGCCAGCATCCCCACGTCGTACTTCCACGACCAGAGGCGCTGCTGGTCCCCGAGCGACACCTCGCGCCCGTCCCACGGGATGTAGCCGCCGATCGCGCGCGTGGTCGAGGTCCACGCTGAGGTGCCTTCCGCGATCTTCGTGCGCGAGAGGTCGAGCACCCACTCGCCCGGCGTCGAGATGTCGTAGAGGCGCGGCACCGCGATCCGCACCTCCTTGCGCGTGGGGTGGTAGACGACCGGGATCTTCTGAATTTCCGCGGGCGTCGTGTGCTGCATCATGTCCGACCACGCCGTCCAGATGTCGTCGCTCAGGAGCGAGTCGGTGGCCCCGTCGAACAAGTACAGCCCGCCGTCGCTGCAGTGCAGCACGCCCGCTTCAATCTGATAGACCGCGCGCGGCCCGAGCGCCCCGGCCACCGCGCCCGCACTGGGGCGCACCTCAAAGTCGAGCGAGGTCTGCCCGATGATCAGGTAGACCCCGGTGTTGCCGAAGACGATCAGCGTGTCGCCGAGCGCGATGAGCGCCGTGATGCGGTCGCCGCGGTCGAACGGGATGTCGAGGTAGTAGAGGCCCGGCCACGCCTGCGGCAGGAAGATCTCGCTGAACCAGATCCGGTTCGTGACCGTCGCGTCGCGCGCCCACCACCGGTTGCGCCAGACGACCCCGAAGCTGAACGCGCCCGGGGGCGTGTTCTTCGTCGGCAGTTCGACGCCGTCAGGGAAGAACGACCCGGGCGTCGTGATGTCGAACGTCGTCGTCGCGTTCGGCACGCTGCCCGCACGGCGCAGCACCGACTCGCCCGCGGTCACGTTGCGGCAGTAGATGTACTTCGTCGTGACCTGCGTGTCGGCGCTGACCGCCATGGTCACGCGGATCGTCAGGTTGCCTGCGGACGGCGCGATGCTCGCGACCGTGGCCCCGCTGCTCTCAAAGTTCAGCGTGCTGTCGCCGTAGGTGTAGGCGACCTCGTAGGTGTTGCCCGCGACGAGCGTGCCGCCCGCGACGAGCGCCAGCGTCGGGGGCGCGGCGGGCGCGACGATCCCCATGACCGTCCACGTCGTGCCGTCCTTGCTCTTGATCGGCGCGGCCTGCCCGTCGAACAGCGCGACGAGCGTGCGGTCGTAGACGTAGAAGTGCTCGTTCGTGGTCGAGCGGCCCCCGATGATCGCCGCCCCCCAGACGCCCGTGTCGGCGGGCTTGAAGACGACCCCGTTCACGCTCGCCAGCATGAACGTGCCGGTGACGAGGTAGATGCGCCGCGCGCCTTGGATCCGCCCCGCCCAGATCGAACCGTTGCTGCGGGTCTGCCACCCGGGGAACGGTTGCCACGCGCCCGGCTCCTGCAGCGAGACGTTCCGCAGGAACCGCGACCGCTCCGGCTGGATCAGCGTCGGCGAGTGACGGAGATCGACCCCGCCGGTCAGGTCGTTGATCGGGACTAGCTGATAGGGCTTCTCCCCGAGTGCGGTCGTCGTTGCCATGCCACCTCAGTACGTCCCGTAGGGGTTGAACGAGGTCGGGTAGCGGAAGTTCCCGCCCCCGTACTGCGACGGGTTCGTGCTGGTGTACTGCGGCGGCGCGCCCTGCATGTAGCCGGACGGCGGCCCGGACGGGGGCGGGGGCGGCGGCGGTTGCGCGATCGGCGCTTGCGGCACTTGCGCGATGGGCGTGTTGAAGCGCGGGTCGTTGCTCCGGTCAAACGACACGGGCGGGGCCACGGGCTGCGGAGCCGCGGGCAGCCGATCGACCAGTCCCCCGCCGGGGATGTTCGGGTTGATCGGCGGCGGCTTGATAATCGGCTTGACCGGCGGCTTGAGCGACGGCGGCAGGGGCGGCACCCCCGGCGGCTTCGCGCCCATGCCGGGCTTGGTCGTCGGCAGGCCGGGGAGGTTGGGCAGTCCCCCGCCCCCGGGCAGCTTGCTGATGAGATCCGCCAGCCCGCCCCCCATGCTCCCGCCCGCGCCACCGACCGGCATCTCCGCGGACGGCGGCTTGGCCTTCCCGAAGTCGCCGAACCCGCCGCCACTGAAGCCCCCGCCGCGCGCGAGTGCCCCCTGCGTTCCGACGCCGCCGCTCATCATCGCGTTGAGCAGCGCCTGCGCCCGGGGCTGGCTGGCCGTCTGGCGCGCCACGCTGCCCGAGCGCCCCGACAGCAGGTCGGCCGCGACCGCGTTCGGTCCCACGCCCGGCCCGGCCGCGGCCCCCGCGTAGGACGACGTGGGCAACTGGAGGTTGAGCGTCTGCAGCGCCTGCTGGACGGGCGTGCGCCGACGGCGCGCCGCGTTGGGCGCAGCGGCGTCAGCCGCGTTGGCCGCCGGAGAGAACGACTGGCCGAGGTCAGGCATCGGAAGCTCCTCAGTAGTACGCGAACGACGGATTGTTCGGGCTGCGCCCGCGCGCGGCCGCGGCCTGCTCGGTCTGCCACGTCTGCTGCTGCGTCTGCAGCGCGGCCAGCTGCGCGGCCAGCTGCTGATACTTCGGGTCTTGCGTGATGTCGTAGGCCGCCTGCGGCGCGGGCGCAGCCGCCTTCGGCGGGGCCAGCAGGGTCTGGATCAGCGAGGCGTAGTCCGTCGCCGGAGTCGCCGACGCTTGTGGTGTGGCGGGCGCACTGCTGCCCCCACCCGCCCCCCACCACCAGCCCGAGCCGCCCGTGCCCGCCTTCATCAGGATGTCGATGGTGCCGACCCCGGGGATGTTGATGTCGCCGTTGCCGACCCGCGTCGTGCCGGGATAGGCCGCCGCGACGCGCGCGGTCGCGATGTCCATCTGGTCGGTGCGCCCCGGGATGCCCGAGAGGATGCGCCCCACGACGTACTTGGGGTCTTGGTTGTTCGGGTCGTTCCACTTCGCGTTGTCCCAGCCCGGCATCGCGTAGCGGCTCGCGGGCGGCGCGACGAGGCGCGGCATCTGGTAGCCGTTCGTGTCCGCGGTCGGCGGCGGCGGCTGGCCGTCGGGGAAGCGCGGGTCCACCCCCTGCGGCGCGTAGCCACCACCGTAGCCCGGCGGCACGACCCCCGTGTTCTGGTTCGTCTGCTGGTAGCCGGTCTGCGCGTACTGCTGCGTCTGGAACGGCGCGTAGGCTTGCTGCGCCTGCTGCTGCTGCTGCGCGGCGTAGGGCGCAACGAACGCCTGCTGCTGCTGGGGCGAGGAATTGTATTGCGCGGGCGCGCCCGGCCGCGGCTGCGTCGCGTAGAGGCCCGCCTGATACAGCGCCTCCTGCGACGGCGGCTGCCCGTAGGTGTAGGTCGCATAGGGGTAGTTCGGGTTCGCTCCCGCGGGCGCGCGGTAGCCCTGCACGGCCGTCTGCTGCGTCTGCTTCTGCTGCGCGTACGACGGCGTGGGGGCCGCGTAGGTGGGCGCAGGCGTGCCCTGCGACCCGGCCTGCGCGCCGCCGCTGCTGCCGTAGCTCGACGCCGGGTTCCCCGCCGACGACGACGCCATGTAAGGCGACGGCTGCTGCGACTGCTTCTGCTGCCCGTAGTAGTCGTACGACGAGGCCATCGGCCTACTTCTTGGCGGCGGGAGCCGCCGCCTTCTTCCCGTTGCCGTTCTTCTCAGCAACGTGCTCGACCGGCACGTCCGGCAGCGTGACCGGCGGCACCTTGATGACGCGCACGACTTCGCGGTTGTCGTGGACCGCGCAGTGCGCGCCCTCGGCATCGTAGGTCGCCGCGTCCATGATGATGCGGCACCCGCACCCCATGATCGCTTCGCGCGTCTCGTAGGGCGTCGCCTTGGCCTTCGGCCCCTCGGGGGGCTTCGGAGCCTCGGGGGGCTTGGGGGCCGCCGGGGCCACCGGATGGGCCGGGGCCGCCATCTTCGGATCGGTCGGCGTCGTCATGGCTTCTGCTCCTCTACGAGCGGGCCGGTGACTCCACCGACCCCGCGGAACCGGGGCGCGGGCGCGTTCACGCGCGACACCACCCAACAATCATGCACCGTGCAGTGCGGCTCGGCCGTCGCCGCCTCCCCGGCCTCCAGCGTCTGCTGGCAGCCGCACGCGAACGTCAGCGTGATCTTAGACACGCGGGTCGCCCTGCACCGTGATCCCAGCGCGGACGCGGCTCGACTCGCCGATGTAGTCGCGCTGCATCAGCACGCGCTTGTGCGCGCCCGGCGGCCGGATGCTCTTCGCGTTCCAGTCCTCGATGTAGGCTCCGAACTTCGCGATCTGGTTCTTCTCGGCGTCGGGGTCTTTTCGGAGCCGCTCCAGCTGCGCCGCGGCGAAGTGCGCCAGCGCCCAGTGGAACGGCTCGGTGTCCGGCCGCCCATCGAAGGGCAGGTCGGTGTCGCCGACCATGTCGGCGGCGTTGGCCGCGTAGGGCACGTTCAGCCCCCACGTCTCAGTCGCCGGGATGACCGGGAACGGGATCACGAAGAGGTAATTGATGCCGTCGATCGGCTCGTACACGACGGTGTCGGGATGCCCGAGGTTCGTGGCGCTGCGCCACCCCGCCTGCGCCTCGTCCATGTAGGCGCTCGACCGCAAGGTGAGCGTCTCGTTGTGGCCCTTCCCCGTGGCGATGGTCGTGACCACCAGCCGCAGCGGCGCGCGGCCGAAGGCGACAAACCGATTCGCGCTCGCGGTGTCGAGGTTGTAGGTATTGACCACCCCGCTGATCAGCGGGATCACGAGGTCGCGCGCGAGTGACACCTTCCCCAGCCGCGCGAACTCTTTGTGCGCGCGGTTGATGGCGTACTTGCGGCGCACCGTCGTGAACAGCTGCGTCGTGTCGGCGCTGCCCAGTTCGTGGTTGAGCGCCTCGCCGTAGAGGTCGGCGAACGTCATCGCCTACCGCCCGGTCAGGACGACGCTGACGCTGCCGCCCGTGACGGCGGTCGAGATGCGCGCCCGCACGGCCTTCGCGGTGTTGTTGTATTTCATCACTACGACGCCGTTGCCGACCACCGTGATCGGCGTCGAGGGCGTCCCCAGTGCGGCCCACGTCCCGGCGAAGTTCACGTCGTGCGACTCCTCCAGCTGCACCGCGCCCGCGCTCACCGCGCCGTTGCCGACGATCGCGAAGCTCAGGTTCGCGCACCCCGCCACGTCCACCGCGCCCACGCCCACGTCGTTCAGCGCGGTCTTCGCCGCCAGCAGCGGCTTGTCGATGAGGGGCACGGTCAGCCCGGCCATTAGAACGCCCCGCCCGCCAGCGAGTAGATGGTGACCGCCGGAACGCTCACGGCGTTGACGACGACCAGAAAGGCCCGCGCGTTGCTCTGCGTGACCGTGATCGCGCCCGGCGAGAGCGTCACCCCCGTGCCCGCGACGAGCGTGATCGCGAACGCGCCGCCCGTGCTGTTACGGAGGATGAACTCAAACGAGTGCCCGGGGACCGGGGGCCGCCCCATCACCGTCAGCGCGTCGATGATCTGCTGCGCGGTGGGCGTCACGTCCGAGCGCGCCGCGCCGTTGCAGTCGCGCAGGATGAGGCGCTGCAGCAGGTCACTCGCGAGGTAGGTGACCGGCCCGGCGGTGTTGTAGTTCGGCAGGCCCGCCTGATCGAGGGGACGGAAGACGTAGTCCACGATCTTCCGGCCCATGGCGAAGACGCCCGTAAAGTGCATGGCTGGCTCCTAGTCTGAACTGCGACAGTGTTCCATGTGGAACACTACGGGCCGGGCGCGCGGGGCTGGCTTGTACCCCGCGCACCCGGCGGTCCACGGCGGGCGCTTACGCGCCTGCCGTCCCGTAGATGTTCTGCCAGAGGAACGCATCCCACGCCTGCCGGAAGCGCACCTTGTAGATGCGGTTCCCGGTGCGGGCGTCCTGCATGGCAGGCGCGGCCGTGATGCCCACGCGATCGACACAGACCAGCCCATGGGTTTCCTTCGCATCGGCGACGAGGAACCATGCGTCCTGATCCGTCAGGTAGGGGTTGGTGACGATGCGGATGTTGCGGCGCTGCTTGATCGGGTTGATGTCGTTGTCCACCGACCCCGGCAGCAGCGTGCTGTTCAGCAGGCGCGCGGCGAGCATCTCCAGCTGCGGCGGCACGTAGAGGATCCACGACATCACCGGGGCGACCAGCTGGCCGCTCTCCAGCTTCGTGTCCGTCTGCACGTCCACGATGGCCTGATTCAGCGAGTCGTAGCTGAGGTCGGCATCGGTGGCCGGACGGTTGCGCGCGGTGCCGCCCCCGGCGAGCACATGCGCCGTGTTGAACAGCGACACGCCGTCCGGGGCCAGCTGCGTCGAGAACCCGAGGTTGAACGGGATCGCCGCGTACTTCTCCTGCACGACGCGCGCGGAGAAGGCCAGCCACGACGCCTGCCGCTGCAGCACGTCGAACTGGTCGTCTTCCATCGCCGTCTCGGTGACCTCAAAGCCGAGGCCGAACTCGACCGGCGTCACGTCCTTGCTGTAGCCGGGCCGGATCAGGTCGAAGGCGTAGACGCTGCCCTCGGGCTTCTCGGGCACGTCGCCGAACGGGGTGACCGTCTGGAACCGTTCGAACTTGCGCGAGGAACTCTTGCGCGAGTAGATGTCGGTCCAGATGGGGGGCAGTTCCTTCAGCTGCTTGCCGAGCAGCGCGTAGACCGTCTTATCGACGTTGTCGTAGAGCGCCGCAAAAGTGCCGCGTACTTGCATGGTCGGTTCTCCCTGATGGCCCTGATGGCGGCGATGACTACGACGCCTGCACCGCGCGTGCGGCGTTGACCCACTTGAACACGACCCGCCCGTTCACGTCGCCGACCGCATCGATCAGTTCGGTGACGATGACGTTCTTGTTCGTGGTGTCGCTGAGGTCCACCCGGAAGATATCGTTGGTGCCATCGAGCACGATGGAGTACTGCTTGCCGACGTTGGTCAGCGCCAGCACGCCCGTGTCCTGCACGCGGCCCTGAAATTCGATGTTCTCGTCGGCGACGTAGACGCCGATCTTGGTGCCCAGCACCCCCGACGCCTTCTCCGATGCGACGCCGACGACCGTGGCCGCCGCCGGGTCCGTGACGCCCTTGATGATGCGACCCGCCGCGTCGAGCGTGACCACATGGCCCGCCTTGAAGCTCTGCCCAGCGGCCTCAAGGAAGAACATGTGCCGCGACAACCGGTACGGGCGGAAGTGATCATTCGCCCCGGCAGTAAAAGTGACCATGAAAACCCTCGCCCTGAAAGTCCGCGCGGGCGCGCAGACGCCTATCGTTCGGGGTTGCGGGTTGGCCTCGACGCAGTCGCTCCCGGCCAACCGGGGGAACGAGCAGCAGCACGCACTGGAGTCACACCGTGTGCCCCGGCGCGCGTGACACCGGGGAGGCGAAAAACTGGCGGGGCGGGCCGGACACGCGCGTGCAGGCCACTGGAGTAACCCGACGACGAATGGGAAACCCGCCCCAGCCGGTCGCGACGAGAGTACGAGCGCGTCGCCCCGCTGTCAAGCGTCAGCGTCGCAGGGCGGGCATCGGCGCGCCGACGTAGCCCAGCACGATCAGCACCGCGAGGATCACGACCACGACCCAGATCACGGTCTTCAGCGGGTCGCCGATGCCGAACGCGGTCAGGAGCGCCTGCGCGGCCCAGATGATCAGGCACAGCAGGATGAGCGCGACGAGCAGGCCGATGATCGACATGGGGATCTCCTACGGCTGGGGGTCGCCGGGGTCCGGGGCATCGAGCGGCGCATCGTCGGGATTGACGAGCCGATCCCGCCCGACCTTAATGGAGCCGACCACCTCGCCGACGCTCTCACTGTCCTCCGGGGACAGCCCGCGGGCGACCGCCGCCGCGATGGCCGACTCCTTCAGCGCGCGGCCCGTCATCGTGCGCGCGTGCTGCTCGTGCTGCTTGGCCTTGATGCGCCGGTAGAGCGCCATGGGCATCTTCATCAGCGCCTCTTTCCCGCCCTCCGAGCGCCGCACGAACTCGTCGCCCTTGAACGGGTTGCTGATGACCTCGGCCGTCTGCAGTTCCTCCCACCGCACGGGCGCGTAGCCGAGGCTCTGCTGCGCGATGTGGTGGCGGTTCGGCATCGCGAGATTGATCCACCGCAGGTACCACTTCCGCCGCGTGCCGCGCCGGTCTTCGTGCTCCTGCGGCTCGTCCTTCAGCCGGATCGGCAGCGCGTTGGGTAGGTTCGGGTCCGTCAGGCGGCGCTCGGCGACCGTGATGTTTTCGAACTCCTTGAACGCCTCGACCAGATCCGCGTCGCTGACCTTGCGCTGCTGCGCGACGGTTTCCTTCAGCCGTGCCTTCACGCCTTTCTGCAGGCGCTCGGTTTCAATTTCGAGGCGGCTCTTCACACGGGCCATGGGTTACTCCAGCCGGTTCGGTGCCCCGGGCACGAACCGCTCCAGCGAGGCGTTGATGGTTTCGTCCTTCATCCCGGTCGAGCGCAGCCGCTCGCGGAACACCTCGTCCAGCTGCGCCGTCGCGCGCGGCCGCCCGCCGGGCGCTTCGGTGAACAGCGGCGGGCGTGCGCCCATGCGCTGCATCGGCGTACCGCGCGGCAGCGGCTGCCGCTGCCCGTTCGGCTGCTGCTGGGGCTGCTGCCCGCTGCCGAGCATCGTCTGCGTGCCGAGCGCCATCATCAGGACCGCCTGCTGCACTTCCGGGTTACCGAGGTGCTCGGGCGGCGTCGCCTGCAGCCCCTGCCACACAAGGTTGCGGTCGATGCCGAACTGGTCGGCGACCGCCAGCACGCGCTGGATCACCGGCTGCGCGGCCAGCGACATCGTCGTCTGCTGCAGCGGCCCGAGCGCCTGCTTGACCATCGTCTCGGTGCGCTTGCGGTCCCGAAGCACGATGCGCGCCGCGGTCTTCAGGTCGGGCTTCCCCTGCGCGTCGTAGAGGCCCAGATCCTGCGCGACCTCCTGCGCCTCCTGCACCAGCGCCTGATCCTCGGCCGAGAGTTCGCCGGGCCGCGTCGGGCGCTCCGGCGGCGGCTGGCCGGTGGCCGCGGCCTGCAGCAGTTCCATCCCGCCCGGCAGCGACATGACCTGCCGGATCAAGTCCTGCGACTGCGTCAGGTTCTGCTCGATGATCTGGCGGCGCTCGCGCTCGCGCACCAGATCGCCGACGACACTGCGGCGCTGGCCGGGCTGCGGCGCGTCCGGGTCGCCCTCGTTCTCCGGCTCGGTCGGCGGCTCCTCCTCCGTCGGCGGTGCCTCGTCGGGGTCCACCAGCGGCTGCGAGAGGTCCGGCGGCGGCACGGGCGCAGGCGGGGGCTGCGGCGGTTGCGGGAGGGTCTGCGCGGTGGCCGGGGGCATCCCGCCCATCGCATCTTCCAGTATCACGTCGTCAGGCATTACCACGTCACTCCACGATCGCGTCGAGCGCCGACTCCGGCACCAGCACGGCCCGCACGCCGTTGATGCTCACGTCCTCGGCCTCGTAGGCGTCGAATATCACTTTGTCCATCTCGGCGACTTGGGTCACCGCCGCGCCGACCTGCAGCACAAGGCCCGCCCGGTCATTGTCGCTGCGCGGCGGCAGAAGGATGCGCCCGTCGCGCCGCTGCAGTATCGGCCACGGCGGGAGGGCGATGAGCACCAGATCGGGACGTAGCCTCATCCGCTGTACTCCACGTTCGGGCCAAGCGTCGGGCGCTCCGGTGGCTCCCGCTGCGTCGCGACCTTCCGCTGCAACTCCGCGAGCCGCTGCCGCGGCAACTCCAGCACCTCGCCCACGGCCTGATGCGCGGCGACGATGGCGATCGCGTGCTCGCCAATCTGCTGCGCCGTGCCCTGCTTGGTCAGCTGGCCCATCGTCTCGATGAACGCCCGCGGCCCGTAGCGGGTGCTGATCTCGGTCAGCACATACGCCCAGCCCGGCGACGTGAGCAGCGCCTCCAGATCGGCGATGCGCTGCAGGACGGCGTCGGGATCCGCCTCGGGCGGGGGCGGCCGTCGCGGCATCAGACGCGCCCGCCCAGCGCCACGCTGGCGTTGGCGGTCATCAGCGCCTCGCGCACATGCCGCAGCGCGGCCTGCTGGTCGCCGCACGTCGGCGTCTCCTCAAGGATGACCGCCGCGAAGGCTTTCGCCGCCTCCCGCAGCCGCGCGTACTGCTCGGGCTGCCGCCCCTCGGGGGCGTGATACGTGAACACGTCGTTCAAATCGCGCGCGTGAATCGGCATCTACTGCACCCCACCCGGTGCGGACATCGCCAGCGACATCTGCGCGAGCAGGTCCGGCGGCACTTGCGGCATCGACCCCATCCCCGGCACCACGTCCGGCGGCGGCTCCTGCGGCGGCGGCATCCCGCCCATCATCGGCGGGGGCGGCCCCTGCGGCGGCCCCGGTGGCCCTTGGGGCGGCGGCGGCCCCGGGGGTGGGGCACCCGGCCCTCCCGGCGGCGGCGGCGCGCCAGCGCCCA